GCGCCGCTCTTGACGATACCAGCAGCCTGAATTGTTCCTTTTGTAACCTTAGAGATGATAACCTGTGCGCCTACACCAGTGTTACTGACAATCGGAACTGTGGTGCCTTCTGTGTAACCAGCGCCGCCAGATACAATCTGAACCGATGTAATAATACCAGAGAATAGATTTGCTGTTAGATACTTGTCAATACCTTCTTCAGTATAATAGGTATAGATTTCTTCCGCATTCAAGAACTCTTTATAAATGTTAGAAAGTTTCAATTCATAGATAAGCTGCCCTTTGTCATAGTAGGTGTCGACCTTTTCAACAATAGCAGTAGCGTTTGATGATATACCTTTGATGAATGTATTGCCAAAGTTTGTCGCTGCTATAGAATTGGAAACGTTATCAACTTTGACGCTTCTAACTCTCAATGACTTTTCAATAAACCATTTACCATCAGAAGCACGAAGAATGTCTGTCTTTGGATAGTAGAACTGAGCTTCTTTGTTGAATAGAGCTTGAACAATAAACCGAACGGAACTCTCACTACCAGAAGATAGATAGAACTCTTTGGCATGTTTTAGTATGTTTGTTCTATCAGCAAGAACGTTGTCAGGAATATACTTGATGAAAGTATCATACATCTTCTGTAGGAATGAGATGTAATCATAATCATCCCTAACATTCTGATCATTAGTGTGAACATCAAGGACGTGTTCATATAGCTGATCAATATCTAAGTTTCGTAGCATGTTCTTGGAGAGATAGAGAGCTTCACCCTCTTGCTCCATTGCTTTATAATAGTATTCTAGAAACTTGATAAAGGTATCATGCTCTTCTCTGACGAAGGCAGGAAGCTGTCCAGAAACTAATATTGATGTTTTGCTATTAGATGATAATGACATAAATTATTTTTCCGCAACCATTTCTAGAGTGACAGATTGAACATTGTTTTCGTCCATCGTCAATATTCTATTTCTCAATGGTTGAATGATTTCTGTACCAGATACGATGTTCATTGTTAGAACGTCTGTGTCGTAATAGTCATTAGAAACAACGGCGCTTGGCTGAATAGCATTCAATACAACCTCACCGGTATCATAATCAACTGTACCAGCGTTTTCGTTGATGACAATCTTGTTACCAAGAGTATCATAATAATATGTTCTCAAGATACCGTTTCTGGCTTGTAGAACTGCTTTGGCGGTTGACTCGGTGCCAACTTGTCCATCGTCAGTGATTGTAACAGTAGCACGGGAATAGTTGATACCTTTATGTGTTACCTCAATAGATGTGACTTTACCATTGACCACACTAGCAACTGCGGCAGCGCCTGTACCGTCGCCAGAGATGCTAACATTAGCTGAAATGTAATCTCTACCTGGTGTGATAAGATCAATAGCATCAACACCTGTGAATGAGTTTGGCACCTCTTCATAGAATACGTTTCTATTAACTAGACCGCTATCAAGAACTGTAATCTGTGGAAAAGAGTATAGTTTGTTAGTAAAGGTACCTCTTTCAATTGGTGTCTTAAAGTAGTAGTAATACTTCTTTGACTTTGTTGTATCGATAATCTGACGGCTCTGTAGATAGATTGAGATATCAGAACCAGTAATTGCTGGATCTGCCTTTTCAATATAGCTTTGTAGTTTTGCTTTCTTAAATGTTGAGCGATAGGTATTCAACTCATCATTAGCATAGTTGAAAGCAGCCTGCTTGACTAGCTGTAGAATTTCTGTTGCTGACTTTGATGTTAGTCCTGGATTATAATAGACTTTACCACGAACAGTGACAAAGATATAATCAGGATCAACAATAACTGGAGTCACTGTAACAACATTCTTATTCTTAATTAGATTTTGTTTGATGTTCTCTTTCTCGAGATTTGTTAATGTATAGAAACCTTTTGTCTTGATAGAGATATAAACTTTTCCATAAACTGGTGGATCGTTGTCTTCGCCACCCCAGATAGAAACGGCGTCAATGTTTTGATACTCTTTGACTAGAATTGTTTCATAGTCACGGACAGTAACGCAACGATTTTGTGCGGCATAATACTGTGGTGCTCTCAATCTAACTCTATCAATGTCTTCTTTATCAGACCCAGTTCTAGAATTTGAAACAGTTGTGACACGAACATTACCAGTATATGTGTCGGCGACAGGCTCAACGAAATTAAACTTGGAAACGTCATTGCCAAGTGATCCTTGTGTATCAACATATGTCGCAATGATAATGTTGCCGTCTTTTGGACGATAGCCAAGAACTCCGTCACCAAATTGTAGTGTGTAGTTGAGGTTCTCGTTTTCTTCTAAGAAATAGACACGGCTGTTTGCGGTGATTGTTGTGATATCAGTTGAAAGCAGAAACTCTTGTGTGTAGGAATTAGATGATGATTCCTGAACGGTTACTGTTAGTGTGTCAGTATCAACGTTAGCTGATGGAATCTCAAATCTTGCTGTCTTGTTATTAGATGACATGGCAAATTGCTGAGTGATAACCTCACCCTGCTTGATCCAGACATTAGGAAAATAGAATGAGTTGCCTGACTTGCTTGCTGTGTTTGAGTTAAGCGTTACGAATGGATATGATGTGCCCTCGATATCAGCGCCAAGTAGTCTTGTGTATTTGTCTAGAGTGATTGTGTCTAGTGTCTGATTTTCTGATGTTGTTGGTGTTACACGAACATTGATCATTGCCTCTGCCGCATGTGGTGATGTTGGCACATAGTTGATCAACTTAGCTTGTGAGATGATGTTCTGTCTAATCTGAGCAGTATCTAGAAACGCTTCGTTAGCTACCATGTTCAGATAGTATGAATTGTAATAGGTATTGTATGCAAGAATGTCTAGTAGAACAGACATTCCTGAGCCTTCAAAGTTGTAATCAGTAAACTCTGATTGACTACCAAGAAATGTCTTTAGGTTGTTGCGAATAGAGTTGAAATCTAGTTCCGAAACTCTGAGGGTTGTATTTGCTCTAGACATTGATTACCTTATTTTTTCTAGGAATAGATTAAACGTAGCTGGAGTTTCTGTGTTTAGAATTACATATTCCAACTCAACATTGAAGCCATGATTATCAATATCAGCATAAACATTTAACTTAGATAATTGAACTCTAGGCTCATAGATATTTATTAGTCTTCCTAAAGCATCTTCTAATAGCGAAGCTGTGATAACATCAACATTGTCAAACAGTAGTCTAGGAACATCTGATCCGATAGAAGAATTAAACGGCCGCTCATAATAGCTAGTAAAGATCAAATTGCGTATTGATCTTTTAACAGCATCAGTACCTTTTTTCTTATTGATGTCGCCAGTAATTGGATTGATCTTGAAATCTAAATCAAGATCAGAATAGTCTGGTTGTCGGCTAATGTTTACCTGTGCCATCTTAGTCCTCTACCCATTTATACTATTTATGCCCAATTTTTTGTTTCATCATTTCCAGCGGGTTTATCTGGAGCATGAACACCTCGAGATTTACCTTCGCCCGTTATTGCATCAGTGATCTCACCAAAGTCAAAAGGTATCTGTAGATTAAGGGCTGGCATAATCACACTAAGCAAACTGTTTAGATTGAGTCCTGATGGACCGTCGATGTTTGCCTGTCCTGAACTTTTAATATTAACATTCGTTGATCCAGTAACGTGAGTTGATGCGCCAGTTAATGAAGCATCACCAGTTGCCCTAAGGTCTAGCTTTTGTTGTGTTATCATTTCGGCGCTCTGAGATGCAGCAACGCTATAGTTTTTGGATTCATGTTTGATGCCACCAGCGGGGGCAGTTGCTTGAATACTTCCTGTTTGTGCATTATAACCTATATCACCCGTAGCAGCTTTAACTTGATAATGCCCTGTCTCTACTGAATGGTTCATATCGTCTTTAGATTTAAGTTCCATCTTGCCTTGCTTTGACTGCATACGAATACTACCATCTTGCCCATCAGCGACATGATTGATACTACCGTCTTTAGTTGAGACTAGATGATCGCCCTCTTCCTCAATATTACTGGTGATGTTACCTTTCTTAACCCAAAGATTAGCGCCCGCAGCACCACCAAAGAAACCCTGGTCAGACTGTGACATCATACCGACAGATCCTTTTGCGACATAAGCAATAGCACCACGAGCCATTTTACTAGATGAACCCATGAGTTTTTTATTCTCGTTTCTAGCTTGCGTATCAATATTACCTAGGATTTGTCTATTATGATTTTTAGCTGCTAGATTGAAATTACCAAGAACAGTGAGATTATAGTCCTTGTGGCATGTTACGTTATAGTCACCATATACTCTGAGCGAAGCATCACCTTTCACTGTGATATCTTGTGCGCCAGAGATGGTCATACGATCTTCACCAAATGTGACTTCATACTTGCCATTATGCGCTGTGATATGTAATGAGCCATCATGCGCCATCTGTATAGATGTGCCGCTACGATGCTGTAGTGTTACGGTTTCGCCGCCCTTTGTATCATCTAACTGTAGCACATGTCCAGATCGTGTCTTCCAACTAAAGTAATCTGGATATGAACCAGCAGATTGCGCTTTACGAGCATCAGACTTATGAGGCTGTGTCCACTTTGGAGGCGTTTGTTTTTTCATTCTTTCATACCTTAAGGATTAGGATTGATTGATACACCGAAATTGCTACTGACGGCTTCTGGAATACTTTCTAACATACTTTCATCAAAGAGTCCGACAGTAAAAGGATTGCCGCCTTTGACTAGCTTTTCTGCTATCTGTGACATTTTCTGAGTATCACCATCTTGATTTAATTTCTTGTGCATACCCTTAGCGTCATTCTCTTGTTCTCTGGTCATACGCTTCCACATGTCTTTCATTGTGCCAGCGGACTCACCAAACATATTCTGGTTCATGCCCTGAGCAAGACCCTGGATCTGTCCAAGCAATCCCTGAACCTGTCCGATAACCTGTCCTGCGTTTGTTGTGCCACCTTTACTGCCACCAGATGGAGGAGAGCTAGAACCGCTAGTAGCACCTGAGCCGAAGCCAAGACTAGCACCAGTAGAGTTGACAGAGTAATAAACGTCTTCTGAATTATTACCGTCAAAGTAACCCAATGCAGGACTGCCGGTGTTACTTGTCATGTCATTAGTAAATTGAATTTCATTATTAGCGTCTTCTGCGCCATAGGTAATAATCATATTACCGTTATAATCGATTTCTTGTAGAGCCACACCCCAAGCTGTCTCAATTTCATTCACAACGTTTGATAGCTTTTCTGTGCCACGTAGGGATTCGTCCCACTGTAGTCTATTCATGACATACATTAAATCACTAAGATTAGTAACCTGACCTAATAATTCCTGTGCGTTACCAAGATATGTGTCTTCGTGAACAACGTCACCAGTCATAAATGCTACGCCGCCCTCTGCTTCATAGCCCTGTAGCAATACAGAAAGACTATTAACAGCGGCTTTCATATTCGGCGTTAGTCCATCCATGATTTCATAGAGCGGTGTATCTGATGGGGCGTCAGCGGCTGATATAATATTATTACCGAGTCCGCCAGCATATCCAGCACCACCAGCGCCGTCTTCTGTGCCTCGAGGAATATATTGAACTGATCCTGAGGCTGATCCTGTAGATGCTGGAGTAGAATAATTAGCGCCATATCCTCCCCCGCCTCCACCAGCACCTTTATTACCAGCTAGACCTTGGATCATCTGTCCAAGTGACATAATCTGTCCGGCCATTTGCTGTAGGTTCTGGACAGACATCATCTGGTCATTAGTCTGTTTAGCTGTGGGAACGTTTTTGATTTCCGGCAGTCTGAATCCAGCTATATCAAATAAAGCGCCGTGAACTGGAAGACCATCTAATAAGTCCAGCTTATGCTGCTTTCCTTTCTCGATGACCTTTCTGATTTTAACGCCGTTTTCTTCAACTTCTTTTATGTCGGGAGCTATGTTGATATCTCTTTCGGTACTAGATAGCTGCTCGACCTTCTGTGCGCTTCCTAGGGCCTTTCCACCAGCAGACTGCCCGTTGCCCTTTCTGACTGTATTTGATTGTCCGAGAATAATTCCACCAAGTTCGCCAGCTTGTTTGAGCATGACGATATGTGTGCCAGGATCCATAGAGCCTGGAAAGATTTGCTGTAAAAAGGCTACCGGCGAATTGAGCATTGGACTGAGAGCTAAGTGATCTAATTCAACACCCTCGCCATGATCAATAGGTGAGTAGCAACTTTGATTGCCTGAGCAATCGTCGGCCTTTTGATCTGTTACAACTGAGACTTGAAACTTTGAATCTGGTCCTGGAAACTTACCTGCCATAATTAACTCTCCCTACCAAATGTATTAGCGATACAGTCAAGTGTGGTGGTCGCATATCCACCGTATTGAATATTATGTGTCATATGTAGAATGAGATATTTGCCTGAGCCGTATTGTTTTCTTGATACATCATATCTATTAATCCACAAGAAATTAACTTGTCCGCCAACATGCAACCATGGTGACCAGGGTAATGTGACACGAAATGCAATCTTGTCTTTTTCAAGCATTGCCATTCTAGCTTGCCTCTTTTGTAGATATTTCTCTACATTTGTTTCGCATGTGTTTTGTTGCTGTGCGGTGCCGAGGTTTGTTAGTGACTTGAATATATTGGCTGCTTGTGTTACTGCACCCATAGCTGAGGCCATATCACCTGAGGCTAGATTAAATGTTCTGACATCATTCATATTTCTGCCATCACAATTAATACCATTGAGAATATCAGATAGAACATCATAGTCACATGGAAAACTAAAAGTAACGGCAGTTCTTAGCGGTAGATTTGCAAATGAACCAACATAAGCATCAGAAAATGATTTACCACCACTGACGGCGGTATCAGCCGCAACAATATCATATGGTGTATGTTGACTGCTCATAAGTTCGCCGAGTGCTCTAAAATTATGAATATTCTCGCCAGTCTGTTCTCTGATAGTCATGTAGTGTAGATATGACGGATCATTGCCATTATACAGTGCGACGTTAGCCTGCTGTTGAATAGCCTGAAGCGGATGAATTGATTCCGCAACGTATGGACGTCCTGGGCCTGTGCCACCCTGTGAGAATATTGATTTAGTAGCACCGATTTTTTGAAATGCTTCGTTGACGACTGAGCCAGGTGTAGAGCATTGCCATGACTTTTCCCAGATTGTTTCAGCATCATTTAAAATAGACTGATCAATGCTGTGTAATGTCAATTCTTCAATCTGTCCGGTATTTGTGGTTGTAAATTTTCTATTATCGCAACGATACACTTTCTGGTTGACTGTCATTGTTCTAGCGGCATTGCCACTATTGTCTTTGATATTAATCGTGATCGGTTGACATCTAAAAAAATTCCAATTTGTCGGACGAACATACATAGCTGATTGAAGAGTAACCGCAGAGTAGGCCGACGGATTTAAAAGACTTTCGCCGATGATCACCTCTTTGACAGTGACATCTTCTAGTACCGCACCCGATAAATCTACAGAGGCTGATACCTGCGATCTCGGGTCATTACTCTGAGCAGTCCAATCAATCGGATTTGGTTTTATAGCCATATTTTAAAAAGACCTTATATAATCAGGTTCGCTCTTAGTAAGAACTTGAAACTCGGATAATATCTGTCCGTAGTATTGTGCTTTAATGACTTTGATAAACTTCTTATTATCATTTAGCTCCAGTTCATAATCATAGTTAGTAACAGCCCGGCCGTATGTGTTAAGAAAGACTGTGGTATCATTTACATTGTGTGCCTCGTATGAATAATATTCCGGTAACGAGGTATCGTCATATGAAAAGTGATTAGAATGGTCCACTGTGAAATAGACATTATCAGCGGTGACCGCAGTTGTATCAGCGGTTAGAAAGAAATTGTTTGAGTATGGTTCAAAGTAAGTATAAGGAACGTCAAGAGCATTCTCTGTCAAACGTTCTTTGTTAACCAGATATGTGCGAGTGTATGTCTGATCGCCTACTCTTGTTTCTACGATCTTCTCATAATGATGATAGGATGTCTGAGCATTAGCAACGGAGCCATACTTCTCAATAATGTATTTCTTGAAATTGATATCAGAGAGCGGCCAGTCAAACTGTGGATCCATAATCTTGTTAGCGTATAATATCATCCAGCCAGCACCAGAATCCTTATAAACTTTCTCTGCTAGAATTTCCGGTGTGTCACTGTCTTCAACCTCATATAGAACATAGGATGAAGCATTTGACAGAATTTCTCTGAGAATGGCATATCGCTTAAAGATATTGGTTACGTTTTCAGTAACGTTTTTATCTTCACTGATAGAGTAATCTATTTTTGGAAAACTATCAAAGTATTGTGTTAAGGTGGCCATTATTCTTACCTTTTATATACCCATTCGTCAATAGGTAGCTGGACTGCTTTGTCGTATTCGTCTTTGTTAATTTTAATAAACTGACTGCGGACATGAGTATAAAGATACCGCTTCACACACTCTTTTGAAAAACTCTCTAGTCCACTGGTAGCTGATTGAACTAGATCCCAGTTGGACTTTGCTGATCCTGATATAATACCATTGAATAGCTTTTTCTTGGTATAGAAATCGTTGAACAAGCCAACCATTCTGCCACGCTGTCCTCTAGTCAGATAATGCGTGTTTAGTCCCAGAAAGCCATCGGTATATCTGTCAATGACAATAGCCAAAGGATACTTATCATACATTGGCAGCGTCATCTTATGTTTTGGATCATAGCGAAAGAAATACATACCACCGACAAACTGATTGCTAACATCAGCATATCTTTCCTCGGCGTCTAGTATTCTGTTTCTAGCAGAGCCACCGTTTTTAACTTTAAGTGCTTTTTCTTCAAACCACTTAGCTAATTCGTCTTTGGTGTATTCTTTTGCCATCTTATTATTTAGTTGGCTTTTTGAACAGTTCCGCTTCTGTGATTATTCTGAACTCCCATCCTTTGTCTAAGCAAAACTCTTTAGCTGCTTTCCACTTTGCTTCGTTGACGCCGTAAGTCATGACCTCAGAGATATATCGTTTAGTCTTTCTCTTTGGTGACTTCGGCGGCTGTGTCTGGGCTTGTGGTTTCACCTCTATTAGCATCTTCTTAACCGAGCCGTCAGGTGCTCTCGCTTCTACATAGAAATCTACAAAGTATCTGTGTGGTCTATTATCGATAGGAGATATATAGGGAATTACGATCTCTTCACTAGCCCATCTCAATACATTACTATTCTCATCTAGAGTTTGCATTACACGTTTCTCCCAACCAGAACGATATACTATGTTTGTGGGATCACCAATATACTTCTTCGGGAATCTCGGTTTGAAAAATCCCTGCTTATAATCATATGCCATTCTTGTACCTCTACTAAATAGTATGTAGCGCCGGAGGATTTAATGGCAAGTTATGTTTTTCCATCTGATCTGACAACAAATCGTCAGCAAGGACACTTTATGAAAATACAGATAGAGCCTAGTCAATACGGTAGCGGGCCACCAAAAGTTGATACTGTTATGCTTTTTATACCAGGCGGACAACAGAACGGCCCGTTACAGTGGCAGATGGTCCACGAGTATGATGACGTTAAACTAACAAAGCTCGGCGCTGGTGTTATCGGTGGTATTACTAGACTGATGCCAGGTGGAGATACGATTGCCAGTGTGGCTAACAAACTCGGCGGTGCTGCAATGGGCGCTGCAAGAGTTGCTGGACTTGGTACAATCAATCCTAAAGTTGATGTGCTATATGGTAACTCCGATCTAAGAACATTTCAGTTTAGTTTCTTTATGGCTCCGCAGTCAGAAAAAGAAAGCAAGGAACTAAGAGAGATTGTTAAGGTGCTTAGAAAATATTCAGCGCCTGAGATTACAACACCTGCTTTCTTACAGCAATTCACTTTTGGTAACTTTACTAGCCCATCAGGACAAGGTAGTCAGTTAAGCTCTGGACTATGGTTTATTCCTCCAGCAGAGTTTAAGATATCATTTCACTCTATTACAAAGAATAGTGCTACTGGCGAGAACGCACCCGAGAACGAATATCTACCTAAGATCGGTAGATGTGTATTGACAAGAATTGATGTTGATTACACACAGCAAGGAGAGTTTAGCACATTTCAAGATGGCGCTCCAACAAACTTACAGCTAACTATGGTATTCAGAGAAATGCGTGTCATTAGTCAATATGACGTAGATATAGGATACTAAGATGGCAATCAATCAGGTTAGACAAACAGGCGTCAAAGATTTAGACCTTAATCGGTTCAGAAGTGTATTAGATCGTGGCGGTAGTTTAGCCAAAGGCTGTCGTTATATTGTCGCTATCAAACCACCGACATCATTAAAAACATTTCCTCAGGATCTTCATTATCTTTGTGAAGCAGCAGACTTTCCTGGTCGTGGCTTTGCTGTATCACAAGCAAGATACTATGGACCATCACAAGTGTTCCCTAGTAATACAGAATATCAACCACTAGCTCTGACATTCATTTGTCGTGCAGATAGTCAAGAGCGCCGCTTCTTTGATGACTGGTTAAACTTTATCAACCCAACAACTAATTTTAACTTTGCATATCCAAACGAGTATTACAGTGAAGTGGACATCTATCAATACTCAGAGTATGGTGCTGGTGGACAAAGAACAAGACCAATGGCTAACATATCATATCACTGGAAGCTATACAAAGCATGGCCAACACTAGTCAATGATCAGCCTGTCAACTGGGCTGAAGGAGATTATTTAAGATTACAAGTTACATTTGCATATAAGTATTGGGATAGACCAAACTTACTATAATTAATGGAGTTATATTATGCCGTTACCTAAGATTGATTTGCCAGTTTATGATTTTACTATTCCATCTAGTGGCAAGGTAATCAGAGTTAGACCATTTACAGTTAAAGAAGAGAAACTACTGTTAATGGCTATTGAGTCAAAAGTGGCCGCTGATATTGTAGCCACTGTTAAACAAGTTATCAATAACTGTGTTCAGGATGACATTGATGTAGATAAACTACCGTTCTTTGATATTGACTATCTCTTTATTTTCTTGAGAGCAAAGTCAGTAGGTGAAGAGATATCAGTCAATCTAACTTGTAACAATGTATTAGACAATAGCGAAGAATGTGGAGAAAACTTTGAGGCTCGGGCAGACGTTAGTAATGTTGAACTGATTAGACACGATGACGTTTCCGATGATATCAAACTCGGTCCTGCTTCTGGTGTCAAGATGCGATATCCAAACTATGGCATCATGAGAAAGATAGAAGAGTTACCAGAGATCGATAAGAAGACGCATATCATCGTTAGCTCTATTGATTACATCTATGATAAAACCGGAATGCATTCGTATAAAGATTATACAACGGATGAACTAAAAGATTTTGTTGAAGGACTGACAGAAGAAAACTATAAGAAGTTGGAAAAGTATGTAGATTTGTTTCCTACAATATCAGGTAGAATAGAAGCAGATTGTCCGAAATGTGGCTTTCATCATAATGTGAGGTATACAGAGTTCTACGATTTTTTTATCTGATCATGGGACATGATACTCTATCTAATCATATCAAGTCCAACTTTAACTTGATACATCATCATAAATGGAACTTAGGTGAGATTGATAGCATGATGCCATGGGAGAAACACATATACGTGGAACTACTCAATGCGTATATCAAAGAACAAGAAGATCAGACTAGACAAAAAGAAAACGAATATAAAAGTATGATGTCACAACTCAACAAGAGAAGAATGTAATGGCTTTCAACGTAGGCAGCAATTCAAAAGATATTTTCAAAAAATTAAGAAAGTTGACACCTAGACAGAGAGTTGATTATGTCAAAAGCACTGGACAAGGTGCTGCTACTATTCTCACTATGCTTACACCAGCAGAGTTTGCTGAGTTGTTTCCAAGATATTTCAGAAAAGGCTTGCCAGACGTTTCAGGCTTTCGTGATGCTATCTCAAAAAAATCTACACAGAAGCAAGATGATATTAACTTTGGTTTGTCACAAGGTGCAAGAGATATCAAAGAAGCTGAAAACATGGGTTCATGGCGTCGTAGATTAGGTGGCGGCGCTCCTTCAGAGAAAGTATCATCATCATCAGGTGGACCTGTAACATTACCAACTGGATCATCAAGAGGAAAATATACTGCGGCACAAGCGGCTGCACTTATAAGACAAGCTGGTGGAACAAAAGAAGAAGCACGTATTCTTGGTGCTATTGCTATGCCTGAATCAAGAGGAAATCCCGGAGCACATAATGGTGATGCAAGAACAGGTGATGACTCCTATGGTTTGTGGCAGATTAATGTTCTTGGTAAACTTGGTCCAGATAGAAGAAGAATATTAGGCTTAGCCGCTGATGGTTCTCAAGATGAAAAATTAAAAGATCCTGCACTAAATGCTAAAGCTGCTCTAATGCTATTGAGAGGACAGCTTGGCGGCCCTGGTGGTTATCAACATTGGACAACATATAAAAATGGATTACATACACAATATCTAAATTCGGCAGAAGCTGGTTTAACTGGTAGCGTTGAAATGCCAAACACTAGTAGAGATTTGGAATCAGTATCTAAAGCATCTTCTAAGTCCGGCGGAGTTTATGGTGATGGCGAATGTGTAGCACTCTCTAAACACTTTTCTGGACTTGGTGCAGCATCAGGTTGGAAATTTACTGACGCTAAAATACGTCCTGGTTCTGTCATTGCAACTACTAGCTATGGTAAAGGTGATCATCCTGGCGGCCGCCATGCTAGTGACATGCCAGATAAGAAATCACATTATCATACAGGTATCGCTTTAACATCACCAAACTCTAATGGTGATGTTCTTATTCTAGAAC